TATCCACTGTGGCATCAAGCCCCACCATCGCGCGCTTTTCCTCCAGCGTCAGAAAGTCCGCCGCCGTCACTTGCGCCCAGAGCCGTTCGCGATCTTCGGACAAGGCGACGACCTTGTCCGGGTCCACCTTCAGTGTCAGGGCCGGGAACCAGGGCCGCAGCCCTTGCGCCAGCGCGTCAAGGATCTTGCCCGCAAGCGGCAGGATTGCCAGCCGCCACAGCGCCTTGTTCGCTTCACGGTAATTAGCATAGGTCGCGTCGCCCGGCAGGCCGAGCAGCATCGGCGGCACCCCGAAGGCGAGCGCAATCTCTCGCGCGGCAGCCGCCTTCAACGCGGCAAAATCCATGTCGGCGGGTGAGAGGCTGAGCGCCTGCCATTTCAGACCACCCTCCAGCAGCATCGGTCGCCCGGCATTGGCGGCTCCGGCAAAGCCGTCCTCCAGTTCCGCCTTCAACCGCCCGAACTGGTCGGCGGTCAGCGTTTCCGCCCCGTCCGTCACCAGTGCGCCAGAAGGACGCGCGGCATTATCGAGCAGCGCCTTGTTCCACCGCGTCGCGGCATTGTGCGCCGCCATCGCGCCGGCCGCTGCGTCCAGACACCCCAGCCCATAATGGTCATCCAGCGGATGGTGCGTGCGGATATGGATAACGCGTTCGGACGGCAACCGCGTCACCGCGCCACCGACGCGATAGAGGAACGCGGCGGGCCAGCCGCGCACATCCGTCTCCACCGTCACCCGTTCGGGCCGCAGCGCGAAGAGTTCTGCCGGACGCCCATCCAGACCGGGAAGCATTTCGACATAGGCATTGCCATGCAGCAGCAATTGCGCCGCCACGGTTTCAAGCAAAGCCTGCCCGCCCGAGGTTGCAGCGACCAGATCGGTTGCCTTTGCATCCGTCACCAGCAAAGGTGCCGACCCGACGCCTTCCGCCACCAGCCGCACCGCGCGCTGGGCAACAGCATTGCACAGATACAGCTCCCGCACCTGCGCCTCAAAACTACGCGGCCATTCCCCTGTGCTCCAGGTCGAAAAGGCACGCGAAAGCACCGGACGCGAAGCCTCGCGCCCGGCAGATTTTCTGCCGAAGAGTTTCATGTTTGGGGTTCCTGTTGGTATCAGTAACGCGCGGTTGCGCGCCTATGGGTCTTCATAATCAACCGGTTTGTCGCCATAACGGGCCACCAGAATGCGCTCCCGTCGATCATGTTCCGTCTCATCTGGGTTGAGGTCGTCTTCAAACAGAAAATCGGCCTGAAATTTTCCGTCCGCGAGACTCATCTGTATCTCGGCCCATTTATTGTCTTTACTTTCACTTTCCCAAGCTTCCAGAATCTTCATGAAGAGCTCTTCACTCCCTTCCCGGTAGATCACCTTATCGCCGATGTCTTTGAACAAGGCTGCGCTAACCCATGCTGGGCCAGCTTGCGCGTAGAGGAACGTGCCTTCAGGGTCCGCGCGAATGTCTTCAGCGGCGAGGGCGGCGATTTCCGCGTAGAGGGGGCCGAGGGTGATTTTTGACATTTTATTGCCCTCCTGATGCATTCGGGAATCGCTGCAAGTAGCTCCTTCCATCAACAGTGTATTTCACAACAATCGATGATGGACGCAATGATGATGCGCGGTAAAATGGGACAATACGTACTAACACCTTTTTCCCTGCACTGGCATGCCTTTTCCATTCAAGCTCAACCTTGCGATACGCACTGCGATTAAAATTCCTGTCCTGCGCAAAATGGTTGAAGGCTTCCTTTGGGCCGTTGAACTCCCGCGCGATATAATGACCGCCTTCGTCTGTCTGAAGCCTGTCCGGTTTGCCGGCTCTCGCTTGCTCCGTGGCGGACCTTCGCTGAGCAGGGTTAAGGGAAATCGTTCCAGTGACCTGGCGCGTCCTGAGCCTTGCATCCTGCACATATTCATAACCGTTTCGATGAACGCTGGTCCAATTGATTGGATCAAGAATTTCTGGCGGCTTAGATGGGTTGGGTGGCAAGGCACCACCATGGACTGACCGGAAATATTCAAGCTTTACAAATTTATCTTTCGCCACCTTTCCCGCATCAAGGTACGCCTGATTTGGCAGCCTGATATTTTGCCCCGGGCTAACAATGTCAGACGGATGGATTCCATAAATTCGGCAAGGTCTGAAAGTTTGAGACCTTTCCGCGTCGCAGCGATTCCGCTCAACGTATCGCCCTTCTTGACGACGTGAATTCCATGATTCGCGGGATGCAGCGGGCTGAATCTTGAAACAGGAGCCTTTCCCAGTTTTGCTCCAACTGTTGCAGTTGCTTTTGGTGGCGTCGCATTTGCCGAACCGGATCGAACGCCGCCGCTAGCATAAGTGAACCGTCCATTTTGCGGGTCATGATAGGGATTGAATTTGAGCTCGAGTATCCGCCATTTTCCCGTTCTGAGATAACGCGCGAATTCGGTGTTGCCTGTCGGCTTTTCGAGCGACTGGTTCATATAACTTCTCCTGATTATCAGCCGATCAGAATGTCCGCACCCGCGGCCCACCCCGACCAGCCTTCAACGCCAACTCCCACACGCCCCACACCAGCGCGTCGGCTCTGTCTGGCGAGCGTCCCGGCCCTTCATAGCCACCGGCGGTCATCATGCCGCAGAGTTGGTCTTCCAGCGCCGGGAACGGTCCGACATGGCGGACGCGGCCTTGTTCGTAGAGCGACACGACTGGCTCCGCGCGGGCGGACTTGCCGTGTGTGGCGTGGACGAGCCGCACCGGAAGGGCTGCGTCCGCCGTGCGCAACACGCTTTCCACCATGTCGCCACCATTATTCTTTTCCGCAACCACCCGGTCCGCCTGCCAGTGATGATAGGCGCGGGCAACGGCGCGCGCCCAGCCATGGGGGGATTGGCCACTGACCGTGTCATCGGCCAGCAGCCAGATCAGCCCGCCATCATCCCGACCGACAACCACGATACCGCACGCATCACCATCCTTGCTGGCGGGCGGATCCACCGCAACAACGGTCCGCACCATCTGCGGCGGTGTGCCTGTGAACCGCGCGGCCTCAATCATCGCACGGGTCCACAACGCCCCTTCGACATCCTCAAGCAATTCGCCATCGAGTTCCTGCCGCCCGGTGCGCGTGCCGCCATAGGTGTCTTGCATGGACGTGACATAGCTGCGCGGCAGATTGATCCTATTGTCGTTCATCCGGCCCCGCGTCATGGTAACGTCCTTCAACGCCATTAATTTGCGGACCAGAGGCACCGTGCGCGGTGTGGTGGTCGCGACAATGCGGGGGCGCTGGCCCAGCCGCAGCGTCAGTGCCAGATTGTCCCACGTGGCAACGCCATCGCCCCATTTCGCGACTTCATCAGCCCAGGCGATATGATGTTCCGGCCCGCGCAGACTGTCTGGTTCAGCCGCAGAATATAGCGTGGCAATCGCACCCGACGGCCAGACCAGCCGCCGCAGAGAGGGTTCAAACACCGGACTGTCCTTGGGATTAAAATCCAGATTGAGCAGACCGCTCACGCCTTCGACCATCACGCTGCGCGCCTCGGCCAGGGTGGCCGCGACCAGCGCAATCCGCAAATCGCCATTTTCCTTTGCCTGCGCGCGGACCCATTCAGCCCCGGTGCGCGTTTTGCCAAAGCCGCGTCCGGCCATCAGCAGCCATGTGCGCCAATCGCCATCTGGCGGAAGCTGGTCTTTGCGTGCCCAAAAGTCCCAGCGATCCTCGATAGCTGGCAGCCGCTTTTGGTTTTCGCGCATCCAGACTTTCAACGCGGCAGGAGATTTTGCGGCGACACTCTCCGCCTCGCTCCTATTGTCAGTCGTCTTCATTCATCCGTTCCCGCATTTTGGCAAACCGGGCTTCAAGCCGCTTGCGCACCGATTTGGCATCACGCGGCAGGCCGGGATGGGCAGGCGTGGGGGCCGGGCCAAGCACTGTTGGACCGTGCCGGGTCAGCAACGACATCGCCAGACGCATCTTGAGCTGCTTTTCCTTTAACGTCATATCCTTGATACGACCCGTCGCGGGGCGGCTGGCTTCGGCATAAACCTGTGCGTTCAGCCGGTCATAGGCGGCGCATTGGGCTTCATGCCATTCCAGGCGAAAACCATCCGACTTTTGCCGTTCCTCATAGACGCGAGCGCGGGCAATCCCGGCAACCTTGGCGGCGGCTGAAACATTCAAAGTCTCGGCCAGATGCGCAAGAAAGACATCCTTCTGCTTGCGTGTGAACGATGATCCGGATCTCGTCATTGGGCTCTCCCTTCATCAGGCACAAAAAAGGGCCGGAAGCGGATAACCCGCCCGGCCCGACTCGCAATTCTTCAACGTGGCAATATTTGCCAGAATAGCGTTGCGCTGTCAATCGTTTTTTACCAGATAGGAATGTTTTTCTTAAAATGGGCCGAAATGGAGGGATTAACCATTCTCTAAGCATGATAGCCTAGCCCGGATGAGCAAACGCGCCCGCAGGACAGGGTGCCAAGGTTATGCACCGATGGAGTTTTGAGATGAAGAAGATCCGCAAGGCCGTTTTTCCCGTTGCCGGGCTTGGCACCCGCATCCTGCCCGCGACCAAATCAATGCCCAAGGAAATGC